AGGTTATCCAGGATGGCATACTGAAAATAATGGTTTTCATATTAATAGACATTTGGTCTTTACTACTTACTTAAATGATATTTCTAAAAATGGTGAGACTGAGTTTATGTACCAGAAGTTAAAAATAAAACCAGAAAAAGGACTAACATTAATTTGGCCTGCTACTTGGGAATACACGCATCGTGGTAACATTTGTAAGAATCAAGAAAAATATATTACGACTGGGTGGTATTCATACAGAAATGATTGATATAAACAAAGTTCCAATGGTCCGTGTTACGTGGTTAGATGCTCGTGATACAGAGACAGGATGGCTTGATATAAAAGAAGTTATCAATGCGCCGTTAGCCGTGTGTCAAGAAGTAGGGTGGATGATCACTAATAATAAAGAGAGAATAGTTATTATGCGTTCATATAGCAAAGACAAAGATGATATTACAGGTGGTGGTGCTATTGCTATACCTAAAGATTGGTTAAAAAAAATAGAATATTTAAAGGTGGACTATGCAACACAATAAAAACACAGAGTTTGTTATGTACGTTGATAATTTTTTGGATGATAAAACTTTAAAAGATCTTCAACATACTTTTGTAAATATAAAATATGAAGATGTTGTTATGGATAGTGGTCATTATTATGGTAAACGTCATACTTTTCATGGTGAACATCATAAAGACGATCCTCTAGTAAAACTTACGAAACAGTTTTTTTATCCTCACAGAAATTTAAAACCTATTTCAATACATGCACACATGAGAAACAATGAGAAAGAGCCATTGTTTCATAAAGACACCGAAAACGATTGTGTGGCTAATTTTCTTTTATTTATAAAAGGTGAACCTCTTTTAAATAATGGTACAGGTTTTATGAAAGGTAATTCATTATCCGCTCACATTGGTTTTGTTGAGAATAGAGCTCTTTTTTTTAATGGATCTAAAATAATGCACAGTGATTTACAATCTTTTGGAGATAGCTCCCCAAGATACACATTAAATATGTTTTTAAAAGAAGATGAGTAAAATATTTATTGGCACTCCTTGTTATGGTGGAATGATAACAGCAGACTATTTTAAAAGTTGCATGCAGCTTACGGCAGTTGCGGCTACAAATAAAATTGAACTACAGTTTGGTACAATTGGTAATGAATCTTTAATTACAAGAGCAAGAAATACATTGGTGCAATTGTTTATGGATGATGAGCAATATTCTCATCTTTTGTTTATAGATGCTGACATATCTTTTGATCCTAATACAGTAATGAGAATGATAGATTTAGATGAAGAGATTGTTACAGGTGTATATCCTAGAAAAACAATTGATTGGGGTAAAGTTAAAGTTAAAGTATTAGAAAATCCTGATATATCTGAAGATGCTTTGTTAGCCTCTGCTTTACAATATAATTTAAATGTAGTTAATCCTAAAAAAATTGAAGTTAAAAAAGGATTTATAGAAGTATTAGATGGAGCTACAGGTTTTATGTTGATAAAAAGAAGCGTTTTTAAAAAAATGGCTTTAGCTTATCCTGAGTTAAAATTTATACCAGATCAACATATTGGTTCTCCACATGACAAAACATTTGATTATCATAGCACATCTAAGTGGAATTATACTTTTTTTGATACAATGATAGATCCTGAAACAAAAAGATATTTGTCTGAAGACTATGCTTTTTGTCGATTATGGCAGAAAATAGGTGGTAAAGTTTATGCTGACATAGTAAGTGGTCTTACTCATTACGGTAATTACTCATTCAAGGGTAATGTAGGCACTCAATTCTTGCCACAAAACAATAAATAATTTAGTATACCTCGACATGAAATTAGTCGATTTAAAATTCCAACCCGGTATAGATAAACAAGATACTGCTTATTCAGCAGGTGATCAAAGAAAATACATTGATTCTAATTTTGTAAGATTTCACTACGGTAAACCAGAAAGATGGGGTGGCTGGTCATATCTTAGTCAACAATCTATAGTGGGCGTAGTCCGTGATACACATTCTTGGGTAAGTTTAAATGGCACTAGGTATCTTGCTTTAGGTACCGATAGGAAATTATATTTATATACTGATGGGTCAATCATTGACATNACCCCTTTAAGAGAAACACAAGCCTTAACCAATCCTTTTACAACTAATGGAAGTACAACAGTCACAGTAACTGATTCAAATCATGGAGCTAAAAAAGGAGACTTTGTAACATTTGACTCTTTTTCAGCAATTGACGGTTTAGACATGAACAACGAGTTTGAGGTAATTACAGTTCCTTCTGCAAATACTTTTACGGTAACTCACACAGGCACAGCCTCTGGATCTACGTCAGGTGGTGGAGGTTCAGGTAATGCTAAATATCAAATTAATGTTGGTCCTGCTAATTCTACTTACGGTTATGGGTGGGGAACATCTACTTGGGGGACTAGCACTTGGAATACAGCTAGATCCTCTTCTAATGTTGTACTAGATTCGAGAAGTTGGTCATTAGATAATTTTGGTGAAGACCTAATTGCTACCGTTTTAAATGGTGGTACTTTTATTTGGGACACTTCTTCTGGTACATCTAACAGAGCCACTGCATTATCAAACGCGCCAACTGCATCACGTTTTAATTTAGTATCTACTGATACAAGACACTTGCTTTTATTTGGAACAGAAACAACGGTGGGGGATACTTCAACTCAAGATGATTTACTTTTTAGATTTTCTGATAGAGAAGATGCAACAGATTATACACCAGTAGCTACAAACGAAGCTGGATCACTTAGAATTACAGACGGCTCTAAAATTATGGGCGCTGTTAAATCAGCTGGTCAACTGCTTGTTTGGACAGATACGTCTATGCATGGTATTCAATTTGTAGGAACACCTTTTACTTTTGGTCTTAGACAATTAGGTGCTAACTGTGGATTAATAGCACAACACGCAGCTATTGAGGTAAGTGGTAGATCATATTGGATGTCTGATGACGCTTTTTATATGTTTGATGGTGTTGTCAAAAAAATGCCATGTTCTGTTCAAGATTATGTTTTTGATGATTTAAGTTATGTTAATAGAACAGAAATAGCATGTGGTATAAATACGGCTTTTAATGAAATTATTTGGTATTATCCTTCAAGTACTTCTACACAGATAGACAGAGCTGTTGCTTATAATTATTTAGAAAATACTTGGTATACTTTAAATTTACCACGAACAACGTGGCTCGGTGCTTATGTTTATGAAAATCCTATTGCTACAGAATATAGCACATCTCTTACCTCAAACGTTTCTACAATTTTAGGAGTAACAGCAGGAGCTTCTTATATTTATGAACATGAATCTGGCAATAATCAAGCAGACGGCACAGCTATTTCTGCTTTTTTAACTACAGGATCTATTGAGATTGCGGACGGTGATGAGCTTATGTCTGTAAGTAAATTAGTACCTGATTTTGATAATTTAACTAATAATATGACAGCTACTTTGACTTTAGAACAATATCCACAATCTGCAGCTAACGTAACTACAACAGGCACTATAAGTAGCACAACTGAAAAAATTAATGTAAGAGGAAGAGGAAGAGCGGTTAAAATTAAATATGAGACAAACACTNTTAATGATACAGCTTGGAGACTTGGATCAACAAAATTACAACTTAGACCAGACGGAAGAAGATAATGGCAAAAATTAATATTACTAGATTACCTAACGCTACACCAGAGTATGACCAAAATCAGTTTGATCAAATGATACAATTACTTGAACAAATTGTTTTTTTATTAAATTCAAATTATCAACAAGATTTAAAAGAAGACGCACAACAGGAGGCATTTTTCCTTGGCTAATACATTTAAAAGTAACATGTTAGACGTTACAACAACTGGTCTAACCACTTTCATAACTGTTCCAACAGCTGACGCTGGAGCATCTCCACCAGTTCCTCCTACAACATTTGTTGTTAAATCTATTTTAGTTTGTAATGATTCAGCTAATACCACTCTTCTTGATATAGAAGTTTTAAGGTCATCAGCTACTTTTGAAATATTTAAAGAGAAAAGCCTTGCCACAAAAACAACAACAGAATTATTAGAACAGCCATTAATTTTACAGGAAAGTGATGTTATGAAAGTACAAGCTAACGCAGCAAACCAAGTTCATATAACAGCAAGTTATATGCAAGTAACGAAAGGACAGTTATAAACTTTTGATAGAAAGTATAAAAATTTTACAGCTTCCAACTGAAATTATTGATGAACTAGAGAATTGGAAAAAAGAATGTGATAAAATTAAAAATCACAAATTAAGTGATTTAAAATCTCACGACAACGTAGGTACATCAACAAATTATTATCAAACAAGTGTGCCTGAAAATTTAATTAGTTCTTCTTATTGGCTTGCTTTCACATTACGGTCATGTGCTAAACTATTTTTAGGTAGTCACAGAGATTATTTTATTAGAAAATGGGATGGTCACTTTGATAATTATGATGTTTGGATAAATTATTCTTATAAAGGTAATTATAACCCAAAGCACAAACACAGTGGTTTTTTATCTGGCATTATTTATCTTAACAATCAAGAGGATACAGTTTTTCCAAACAATAATTTTAAGTATAGAGGAGAAAAAGGTGATATGTTGTTATTTCCATCAGACACTCTTCATCAAGTAAATGTTCAAGAAAAAGATTATGAAAGAGTTACATTTGCTTTTAATATCAATAGGAGAGATATATGAATGATTCAAAACTTAATTTACATTCTTTTTTTATTACCCCCGTGTTTTCATTTCCTTTAGAGGGTTATTTACATTTAAAAGATGAAATAATTGAATTTAAAAAAGAAGATCAAATAGGTGTAAAAGGTAGAAGTACTAATGGAGGCTGGCACAGTAAAGATAATTTACACACACATCCAAGTTTTAGTGAATTAAAAAGTGAAATATTTAATTTTGCTGATGAGGCTTTTGTACATTTAGGAGTACAACAACATTACTCACCTGAAATAACAGGGATGTGGGGTATAATTAATCCTCCGGGATCCAGTAACAGATTACATAATCAC